AATTTGCGGCACTACAAACAGGATGTATGCTGATGTAAGTTGAAAGCAGGCTTAAACCAAAGCATTAGCGCAAGATGAATCACTGCCCTCCACGGTTTTGAGTTGTTTTGCGCTAATTTTTTGCCCCAACCATGCCCCATTGCCCCATCACACCACCCTGTCATCCTGCAGCGCACTGTTGATGAAGAACGTCACGCGCCCCATCACCTCCACTTCCTCCGCCGCTTCCCCCTCAATCGCTTCGCCATCATCCGTGATTAATGCCCTTCCCATCACTCTGGCAAACTGCGTCCTGCCGCCGGACAAAATCAGCAGAACCTGATTCTGTACCAGCCTGGTGCACGGCTCGATGACCGCAAAGCCGGATGAGGTTTCCAGGATGCGGCTGTCGATGCCGATCCCGCAGATACGCTCCGGTGTTAACCGCTGCTCTACATAGTCGCCTGCCGGTGAAGGAAATCCCATCAGTGAATCCTCCCCATGTTGCGCAGGATCCAGTAGTGATTGTCGGTTCCGTCAGTTGTCTTATCCGTGAAATCTGGCTGGTAGTACGTTATCCATTCGTTAGCGTCGCTCGGCGTGAAATGCCAGTTCCTGGCGCGCAGCTCACGGATGAAGTCATTCGTATGAAGGCACTGATAACCTTTGGGATTATGCTGTATTGCAGCGACAAATGCGCTGTGAATGTCTGATTTGCGGGGCATGATCTGCACTCCTTCTACTGTTTTTATATACAGTAGTTTTAAAGGCAGTGCAGATCAAGCCCGACCAGCAAGGAGATGATTAACTCTGGAACGTAGGCGGCGCCTGGCTACCTTCACCAGTATTGATATATGCGCGCAACGCACGACGGTATGCGGTCCAGTTAGCGAGGGAATCTCGGACTGCTTCCTCTGACGTTTCAGCCCAGTCACTATCAGCAATTTGTTCCTGCAGCGCCAGAATGTTCGAGGAGGCCTGCGCATATTCAGTTGTAGCTGCTCGCAGGTTTTCAACAGCAATTTCTTCAGGAGACCTGACAACCTCAACCCATGCAGGACGGCCATCATGACTACCTAACGTCATTCCTAACGGAGCAATAGTTGTATAGAATTCCTCGATCTCTTCAGGTGTCAATGCTACTGCGTCATCAGGCCAAACAAATGAGTATTCATCACGAAGAGATTCCTGTAAAAACCCGCAAATCTGTGCAGAAAAATAAATCTGATTCATTAAAGTTTCCCCAGACAAAAGCCCCACGCACTCGTGGTGATAGAAGAGTTGTTGATGTAGTTGATTACAGCTCCGGAGTTGTTTGTAAAAACAATATTTGCCGATCTCAGAGTTGCAAGACCTTCAATCGAGCACCAGCACGCCATCGTATTCGACATGGCTGTTCCCCATGTGAAGTTACGGTCTGTGTTCGTTGATACGTTGGCAGGGATCGCCATTTTTACGTACTGAATAATCAGGCCACCTGGAAGCACAAATTTTCCCTGATCGCCTGTCGTTGAAGTAAAACTCGACATGTCAGGGATCTGGTTCGCACCTGTCCCGACATCACGTTTAGCAGCTGTTTTCAGATTCAGGTTTGAGGTAAGTGCATTTGTGAATTTTGTAACCAGCGCATCCAAATCCCCATTGTCCAGGGCGTCAATATTGGCATTGGCAATAAACTGCCCCACCAGTGCAGCAATGGTCGTTCCCTGTCGGATCGCTTTGTTAACCTGGGCGCTGGATGCCTTTCCTGACTGGAACCCTGTCAGCAGCGCGGACAGTGTCAGATAATCAGCCTGGCTCATTACGTTTGCGCCAGCACCTGTCGCGAACGGTTTAAAGTCATTAGTTGCCATTTTCTTTCCTTAAGCCCAGACGCGAGCAGGTGTTTTAGGATTCACAACGAAGCCATTCAATCTGGATAAATCGAGATCGTCGTTAATAACGCGGAGATTGACGTGGTAGCCGGGTTCGGTGACGCATTCCACGGACTCTACATCGCCGGTAGTGATAGTAATGACGCCCACCACATCCAGGCAAATATCAGGGTGATATAAACCGCCCTGCTCTTCATCGACCACAAACCCCGCCGCGATCAATTGCGTGCGCATTTCTTCGGCGTCAGCGAAGCGCAGATAAAAGTCTCTCATTAGCGGAGTCCTTTAATTTGGATATCGGATAACAGTCGGTGCCAGAAACGCAGGTTACGTATGTGGTAAACGAAGGCGGTCCCTGACGGTCCTGTGGAATTTGATACGTTTGAGGCAGTTCCTGTGGTGTCGTTAGGTGCTTGTGTTCTGGTACTGGTGTTTCCGCCAAAATAAACTGTGTATTTATCACTATCTAATTGGTGCACATATATACCCGAAATGTCTGGAGTATAGGGGACAAAAACCCCTCCACCATCTCTGTAAGACGTAAGCCTATTAGATGCGCTTATTCTACAAACAATGTCGTTAGTGACACCCGGAACGCGTAACACATCTACATAGCTATTTGCAGCAGGTCCCAGCCCTTTCACAACAAATTCGAAAGCGATAGTACGATTAATCTTAGACGCTAAAGTCCTATAACCTATATTCTCTGCCGGAATCGACCAGTTATCAGGTGACCTTGTAACTGCTGCCGAACCGGTGGGAATATAGCTTGTTGCAACTGGATTCTTCTCGGTCTGCGGCATCTGCAGATAGAATTCTGCGCCAACAGGCATCACCGCCTCGCTGCCTAATTTATTGGCGGAGATGTAGCTGTCACAACTTCCAGCGGTTGCTGCTGTAAGTGTGGCGGTGAAATATACGTAACCATCCTGTATGACTTGCGTTGTTATTGTTACAGGACCCGATTTATTGTCATAGCTTGGATTGTTCGGGTCTATGTAAGCCAGCGCAGCCGTGAGTGTATCTATTCTGAACAAAACCCTAATCAGTCCGGAGGAGCATTTAGCCCTTCCAGAAGTTGTGACAGTATCGCCAACAACCACAGTGATAGCAGAAGACCTCACAATTGATGATACGGTTATCTCAGAGTTGACAACGAACTTGCCCGTAATGCTCTGGGAATAACCGTCTGCCGCTAACACCGTTTTCGTCAACTGTGTGCCATTTTCCCACTTGCTGGGGTCATCACTATTCAGAATGTAATTGGTGCTTTGCCCCTCCATCAGCAAGCCTTCACGCTCAAAACGTGGCTCGTTCACGGCAGCCGTCTTCAGCACACCAGATTTATCGATGTACGTCCCCGTCGTTGAGCGCGTGAACGACATCGACTTCGTGGGCAAAGGGTAACTGGTGCCGGCCACGGTGATTGTGTCCGCCGGCGCGACCCCGGCCAGCAGGCGAAGGTCATCGGACAGCGGCGCCCAGACATCCGGGAACGGCGCATCAACGTATCCGGTGGCGGCCGCCGAGTTCGCAGCATCAGCTGCACTCTGGGCGGCGGCGGTAGCTGAATTTGCTGCGGCCTGCGCCGACTGGCTCGCTGATTGCCCTATCGCTACCACGTCTGCTTGTAGCCCGGCGAGCGTTTTCACCTTTTTCCCCGTACGGGTCGTGACTTCCTTGCTGCTGGAATTTACCACCTCATCCATAGTTTTTTGGTTGTCCGCAAAGTCACGCAAGTCGCTGGAAGGTACAGAATTATTTGTATTGTAAGGCATGAATATTCCTTGAATTATTCACAGGAAATTAGAACGGTGATTCCCATGCCCCCTGATCGAAACCGGAAACATATTCATCATCGAGATCAAAACCGAAAAACTGATACCCGGCAGAAGGTGTGATAATTTCACGAACGCGGACGCCAGCTGGCTTTATGGTCAGGTAACCATTTTTTATTACCCACACCATTTCATTGCTCAGGTCAGCAATTGGATTGTTGAAATACTGAGAGGGTGTGTAATCCGCGGGGAGGTCAATAAACGGTCCGCCATTTATAGCTGAGTCAAAAATAAGCCTGTCCGTTGGATTAATAATCGCGTCAGGGTCTGCCATAACCCAGATCGATTCAGTCATGTCCAGGTTATCGATTATCGCCATCCTGATGCCTGACCCAGCCAGTGCCACGTCCAGAATGTCCGGTATGCTTTCGTTACGACCGTCCCACTGGTTCATTGCTGCCTTAGCTTTGAGCACCACTCGATAGGTATCATCGCTAAGCTGCATCAGACCCTCGTCCGGGTCGAATGGCCCCTGCCAGTTGCCGCGATCCCACCCGAGGCTGTCTGTGTCCCATGAGAAGTAAACGCCGGTTATTGGCGTAGACACCTGTCTGCTGCGGCCGATCCACTCCCCCAGGATGTCCAGCTGCACGCCGATGGCTGTGTCCAAATCGAAAGCATCAACCAGACCGCCAGTTGCGACGTAGGTGTCAGTCAGTGGGCGGGTGATCAGGTCAACGTGCTGCGGGAATAGCTGCCGTGTCGCGTGGTAATTTGTGATCAGCTCGGTGTATTTGCTCATGAGGCGGTCACCTTGATGTTCGCCACATCGCAGTGCGCCGCCTCATCGAACAGAATGGTGATATTGGCTGCCGCGGTCGTAGAAGCACTTTTCCCGATCTTCAGAGAGGTGATGTCGTAAAACTTGCTCTCCCCGCCACTCATCACGCCCAGGTTAGCCGGAGAGTAAAGCCGGCTAAGCAGCACGGGGTCGCCGATGCGCAGCGAGTTTATATATTTCGCCACCTCTGCCTTAATTCTGTCCGCCGTAGAGGTGGTGTAGCCAGGGTAAGTGGTTAACGTGATATCCACGAAAACCTCTACCACTTTCGGTCGCGAGAAGCGTATTTTCTTGGATTCGCCATATCGCCCTACCAGGTTAACCGTCGTGGTACCGAACGGGGTGGTGCCCACGTCCTTTTTGCTGGCGATCACCGTGGCAATTTCAGTGGCACTTCCGCCATCGACGATGCAGCACATGGAGTGCGGCGGCAGGCCATTCGAATCAGTGGTTTCGGTGTCATTCTCATAGCTGCGCAGCCGGGTTACGCCAGTGACGTTCAACAGCGCCCCATCGACACCTTCCATGGTGGTTTGCGATGGTAACGCGGTGCTGCGGGCCTGTCGTTCTCGAAGTTCCGCGTCGGTCTCACCGCTTTCGCCAACTGTTGCAGCGGCCGGGTTGTTTACTGTTCGCCACCCACGCGTAGGTGTGGCAATTCGGTTTATGGTGTTCGCCAGCGCCACCACAGGGCCAGAAACAGAGCAGGTAGCAGTGACTGTGATGGACTGAGTTTGCGGGATGATCACGCTGGCCGGCAGGTTCCAAACTGTGCCATTTGCATCGCGCACACTGCCAGCGGTGATCTGCGTGCCGACATCACCTTCAATCACCACATCTGCGGTGGAATTTGTCGCCAGCTTCCGAGTGATTCCGTTGATTTTGACGTTACTGGACAGTGCCCTGCCAATACCAGTGCTGGGCGAGAACGAGTTATAAACAGCGATACTGGTGTTGTTCGCGTCATGGATGCCCAGCGCGTAAATCGCCAACATTTGACCGTCTTTGCTGTCGGGATCGAGGTATGCGTCATTGCCGTAAATCTGCCTGAAATATTCCGACAGCTTGTCGACTATGGTCTGGTAATCGGGCGCGCTGATCCCCTGGGCGGTTACCGTTGCCGATAACCCCAGCGTGTCGAGGTTCAAAGCCATTTATGCCTCGCTGGTTACTGTGGTTTGTCCGTAGATGGTGTCGATGGTTGCCCGGAAGGTAACGCGTCGCGTGGTGCCATCATTGATGGTGTCGAAAGAGATGATGGAGAGAACGCCGGGCGTCGTGCTGATGCGCTCGCGGATCGCCAGGTTGTAAACGTCAGCACGCTGCTTGCCGAGCACGGACTGAACGTAGGGCGTCCCTTCGGTCGAATCGAGGAACCACTGGCCCTGCCATAACTCGAAGCGCGTTTTCACGGCCTGAGCCACGCACTCCGGGCTGTTGACCAGGAAGGTGTCGTCACCCTGCCCGAAGGTGTAATCGCCGTTTTCGTCTTCACGCCGGTATCGCATTAGTTCACCTTGCCTGAGTTGCCGTTACCAGATTGCACGCTGTTATGCGTGTGCTGATCGCTGATGTCTTTGCCGTTGGATTTGAGAGTGCCCATGAACTCTATAGCGCCGGTAATCTTCGCCGCGGTGCCGCTCGCAAGACTACCAACCATGCCGCCCATCCACGTTAACAGGCCGGTGATCGTTACCTTCTCGGAGAAGGTGGACAGCGGGGAGATCACATCGAAACCGCCTGGTGCGACCAGTTTTATTTTCTGCGTGGCCGGGTTGATTTCGAGATAGGTGCTGCCGTCATCACTGCGGAACTGCGCTGCAGTGGTGCTGATGCCGCTGATTTTCTTTGCCTGCGACTGCGGGCCGACGATGGCGAAGGCATCACTCAGGTCATGCTGGCGCGGGTCCACCGCCTCCTGTACGCCGCCGTTCTGCCACCAGAAATCAATGCAGCGATCGGAGAACACCAGCAGGCACTCATCGCCAGGGTTAACCGGGAAAGTCAGCGTGCAGCCGCCGCCCCGCGGGAAAACCACCGGAACATCAGGAAGGATCGGGATGGCCTCGGAGGCGACCTTGCCGTCATCACCGACTTTTTGGCCGTAGATGGCAGGCTGAACGGTGCAGGTCACTGTTTCGGGGTCGAAAGACTGGATGATTCCGGGCATGGCAACGCGCAGGCCAGTGAAGATAGACAGCTTCTGCGCGTCAAACGCCTGCTGCTCGCTGCCGTCCTGCGCGCGTGGTGATACTGGCATGAGGATCTCCGGACAATAAAAAACCCGCCGAAGCGGGTTGATAATAAAATTTAGGATCAATGGCTTGGTGTGTTTCGTCACAAGTCTTAAATTACCTAACCAACCCCATTCTTTGCGCGGCTCTGATGTTTAATGTATCGCCGTCATCATTGCACGGAGCGGCCAAGGTCACCAAGGACGTATATCCGACATTTCCCTGCGACTGGCAGAGCCTCTCAAACATGTTCATCAGCTTTGCTGCGTGACCAAAGTCAATGTAATTGCCAAATGTAGCATCCCTCAATGCCGCTACTTTTCCTTTGTTCGATTTAGTTGTTCTCAACGCTGCTGAAAACTCATTCATGTCAAAAGATAATGCGTCAAGGCAGTATCCTGTGACATCTTTACCTGAGTAAGCCGAGGCCCTTTTGCACTCGTTGCCCAACGCGGAAACCGACTGCATGATTCTTGCAAAAGTAAGGTAAAAGCCACCAATATTGATGTAAACCTGGTTTGCGTCCTCTGTTCCTGGATGTCTTGTTACAAGCGGAAGGGAGTCAATGGCATTGAATAATTTAATGAATCTTTTATCAGCCCCATCATAACCAAGAGGCTTAGCGGCTATTTCAGGGTTCTCAGCTTCAAATTTTTCCTTTTTTAATTTTTCATCATTTAGGGTCTTCAGATAGTCTTTATTTTCTTTATCCCGCCTAGCCTGAAGGTCTGCCATTTCTTTTTCATGGTAAGTAGGCTGTTGATTTTGGCTCTTTGTAGCCGTGCAACTTCCTAACAAAAAACATGAAATAAAAATAATCCCTAAACTGCGCATCATCTTAAGTTGTCCTATTAATGGCCGTGTTTGTTTGCAAATCACGCGCCCCTCGAGCCCCACACATGAGATCCATGTACCATGGATTTCCCCTTGTATCGCCTGTGTAGCTTATGGACTGGACGATGTAGACGCCATCAGTGGCCACACTGGCTGGCTGCGCTATTGTGCCGCCAATGGAAAGGTTACCATCATTGCTCGACTCTGTGATTCTTGCCTGTGATCTTTGGATCTCATCGTTCGGCAGTTGAGTGCGGTAGACAGATGCCTGGTCGAGCTGGATTAAGCCGTTCACCCTGATATTGGGGTTAATCAGGCAGCGAACATTCACGCCATTACCCATAGTCTGTTGCGGCATTCCTATAAGCCCGGTCGCGCTGCTCAGCACGATAGCCTCATGAAGATATTTGTCCTCCGGCACCATCTGCAACTGACCATCTACAAATTGCCAGTTTGCGTTGCACTGAGCCGCGAGGTTGCTCATGTAGTCACGGGTCATGCCATAGAACACCCGGCCTCGGGGCATCACGCGATCCGGGAACTCTCCGGTAACGCCCTGGGTGACACCGAACGGGGAGAAGTCTCTCATCAGCACCGTGTGAACATCGGACAGCCTATATCCCGCCGCCATGCTTCCGGAGGAAACAGCTTCGTTAAAAGCCCGGTGCCCATCGATGGACTGAATCAGGGTGAAAATGTCGGTGGGGTTATCTCGCCCGGTGATAGTAAAACGTATCTCCCCATCAAAAATAACGCCATAGTTCTGTCCGCGCGTTTGCCCTGCCTGGTTCTCCGAGACTTCGACTACTTTCCCTGTCTCGCTTTCAGCAACTGTTGGTGCCAAGCCATCATACCCAGCAATGATAGTCATTCGAGAAAACTCATCCCCTGTAATGCGGGTGATCGTGTCTCGCTTCAGATTATATATCTTTAGCGTCGCTACGCGCGGCCACATGGAGTTGAACCAGTCGATTGCAAAGGTGACTTTGAAGTCAGAAAGGGAAATCCCATTCCCTTTGTCATTCAGCAATCTCAGCTCAAAATGGCGCATCCAGTTAACGGTCATGCGGTCACCTGTGCAAAATAGAGATGGCTGGAAGATCCAAGATTGGTTTTCGTCGGGTATTCCGGCGCGCCATTGTCGGTCATGACGATCAGCGCGCCGGAGATACCCAGTTCCGGGTATTGTTCCATCAGGTCGACATCAGGCACCAGCGGAACGCCCATCAGCAAAGGCTGTGCCCCGCTATCCATTACGTCCATGATCCAGCCAGCTTCGTCCCGCCAGAGTACGCGCAACGTATAGTTGACCTCACCCAACGTAACGCGGAATTCCTGATTGTCAGGAATCAGCGGTATTTCATTGACGATCATGTTCCCCTCGCTAAATCAACGACCTTTTGGATTAGAGATGAATTGCTCGTCGGCACCAAGGATTTCACGCCGGTGTTCTGTACCGGCGCGGTGCTAACCCCTTCCTGCATATTGGCTTTATCTGTGACGGTAATGCTCTGCGTATTGGACATAATCACTTCACGCAACGTTAAGATGCAGGAAAGCACATTCTCACTTGTTCGATCAGTAGTTACCTCGATTGCGCGGATCAGCATGTTGGTATAGGTCCGCTTTCCCGTCACAACATCGATAGGCCTTCTGTCCTGCTGGGCCTGAAGCAGTTGGGCGTATATATCACGCGGACTTTCCCCTATACGCAGGCCTATACTGGAAAAGTTCACCAGATCCAAGATTGACCCGCCGCCAGCGAATCCACACTCCATTGTTACTTCGCTGGCTCGCTTGTAAGCGTGGTCGTTGATAGATGCCCCAAACTCCACTGGATGCTCAGTAATTTCCAGTGCATCCACATGCTTTTCAGAAACCACGACATCAGGCACAAAGATACCAATCTTCCTCGATTGCAGCCGAAAGATGGCCGACAGAATATCCATCAGTAAACCCTCGGTTGAAGTTGCTGCGTGAGGCGGGAGTTAACACCAGATTGACGATCTGCCACTTCCCGTCCCGTAGATGCCGGATCATTCACGCCGTAGATATTGATGTTGGTTTCCTGGCTAATCTGGGCTGCCGCCTGGTTTGCTGCGAGGCTCGCTACGGGGGAGTTCCATTGCCCGTAGCCTTCCTTGCGGGACATGGCCTGCAGAAGGTTACTGAACTGCTGCGGGTCGCTCAGGTTCAACTTATCCTTGGCCCCCACGCCCATCATGTTGGCGACAAAGTTGGAGTATGCCTCCGGATCGTTATTATCAGCTGCAGGGGCATATTTATGGACAATATCCCAGATGGACTGGAGTTTTTTATAACCAGCCGCGGCGCTCTTACCTGTGAAGTAAAGGCGGATTTGCCTGGCCATTGCCATCCAGCCCTCAAGAGGAGATTGGTACTGCCCGAACTGACCATTGAGTTCGCGCATGTTCCCCGGGTTGTTGTTCCGGTCAGCCAGGGTTTTACCTGCCCCCCCACTATCGCTGAACAGCCATCCATTGAACGTCTGTCCGATACTCCTGGGGTCGAAGCCGGTTCTGTTTTTAATCCATTCGGCGGTGTTATTGGCGCTGTCCGAGACAGCCGGCAAAGCGTCCTGGCCTTGTCCCTGCGCCAGCAGACTTTTGCCAATCGAATAAGCGTCGGACCAGCGGCCCTCGTTGATGGCGTTTATCAGCTCGCCAATCATCTTGATCATCTTGCCAAACTCACCGAACTGCTTCGTGAGGTTGTCGATGTCGCCTTTCAGGGTCCAGTTTTTGAGGTTGATGTTGAGCAATTTAGCGATCTCAACACCTATCGCTTTTACTGAATCACGCAGCTCGCCGAGTGACTTCAGGGCCGAGTTAATCTCCGGCTCCCACTTATCCCAGGCGATCAGGCTTTTCCCGCCCTCCTTCCATGTCTGGTAGTCCTCAATAAGCGCCAGTATTGCGCCACCGAGGGCTATCACAAGGCCGAGGGGAGACTTCAAAAACTCGGAATTGAGAACCTGCCAGGCGGACACCAGGGCAGAAACCAGGGCGATCAGCTGCTGAATATCCGGAGGCAGCTTTTTAAACCACTCAATCAGGCCGCCGACTGCTTGCGATACACGCCACGCCATCTGGGCAATAGCATCGGCCGCAAAGAGCACTCCCTTGACTACTTTGGTGACGACGTTCTCTATCTTCGGCCAGTTCTCCAGCATCTGCTTGCTGAGGTTGTTCAGCGTGCCGCTCAGGCCACCAGCCAGGTTAGAGCCGACCTTATCGCGCAGGATCCCCAGCAGCGAAACGAATTTACGCATGGAGGTCATGAACTTATTGGACTGCTGCGCGGCCTTGTCGGCGTCAAACCCTGTCTTGTGCATCATCGACTGGTATTCAGCCGTGAAGCCAGACATCCCCCGGCGCATCGCCATCAGGGTGTTTTCATCGATGCCCAGCATCTGCGCGTACTGGTTTGCCCGGTAATACGGCATGCTGCTGAGCCGCTGACCGACACCAGTGAAGATCGCCGACATGTCGCGCATTTGCCCGGACGCATCCCGCGTCTGCACGCCAAGGCGGTTCAGGAAACCCTCAGCACCCGGGTTGCTGCGCATGAATCGCGCCAGGCTCTCCAGAGAGTTCTGGGCAGCCTCGGCGCTGGAGCCAGTTTGTGAGGCTGCATATCCCAATGCCTTGATGCCGTTGACCGTGGCCCCGGTGCGCTGTGAGGCCCAGTACAGCTTGTCCAGTCCATTGGCGATCGAGGTGGTGAACCCCACAATCGCCAGCGCCGTTGATTCCACCGCGGCCCCCAGCTTAACGACGTTCGCCGCTACGCCTTTGAGCGTGGCTTCAAACTTCGCCTGGCCAGCGCCATCGATATCGAACCCCAGAGAGACCAGGTAATCACGGATAGTATCAGCCATTGTTCTGGGCTCTCCATTTGGCTACGCGCGCGTCGTTATCGTCACGCATATCGAGGTAATCGTTAAGCAGCGCGATGCGGCACAGGTCCACTGCACCGCTGTCGAGGTCTTTCTGATCGAGGTTGAAGGCGAGCGCCGGGCGAAGGATGTAATCTTCACCGCCAGGCAGAGTGTTAAAGGTTATTCCGCAGGCTGGGTGCTCGTCTCGCTGGTAGGAAGTCCTTGCAAAAAATTTCCCAGAGAATCCGCGACCACCCGCGCCACCAGCTGCAGCATCACGAACAGGTCGATATCATCGAATGCCATAGTGTTCTGCTGGCAGATTGGCACCCAGACTTTACCGTGCTGACGCGCCACCACCTGCAGGCACGGGAACAGGATCGCATCCACATCAGCATCGCTGAGGCCGGAAACAGCGTCAGCAATCTTCGGCAGGATGCTTTCCAGCGCGCCCTCAGTATCCTTGGCGCTGATCCGTGATTGGATATTGCGGAAGTCAGAGACAAGGCCCGCCAGCACGGGAAGGAGCTTACGGGAGACCTTAAGCTGCTCGAAGACGCTCAGTTTGCCGATACGGTACTGCTGATCCTTGATGGTGATTTCCATGTATTAGTACTCCCCCAGGAACGGGTCGATTTTGATGCAGTCGAACACCCAGGCTACCGTGCTGCCCTCTTTGGCGTTCTGCCAGTCCGGGTGCTTCTGGAATGCACCGCCGCGCGCGGTCATGATGTCGCCGGAGGCGGTATTGCGGAACACGAATACGTTATTGCCCCACAGCGCAGAAGACACGCTCTGCGCGTTATAGGCCAGCGACAGTTTTTTGTTCACCGGCGAAGTCTTCAGCAGGTTAACGGTCACCGTCCCTGCCTTGCCCGCGTGCAGGGAGTGCATGCCCTCACCGTCAGCACCGATCGTCATGGTGTTTTTGTTTTCCACCATAGTGATGGTGATGCCCTCTTCGGAGTTGGCAGAGCCAGCCCCGAGATCAATCACCCCGGTGGGGCCCGTCATTGACCCCGTGATATCAAGAAAGCTATAGGTTGAACCCATGTTTATTTCATCCTGTTTGCACCTCCTTTCCTCGCGTTTTCAGCAAGAGTAAGAGGCTGGATATTAGAAAAATGGCAGGCCTTGGCCGCCTGGATTTCATCAGTTAAGTCGAATGCTGTTAGCGGGATGACGTGGTCGAAAGTCCACTCGACCCCGTAATTTTCCCAGCTCATTTCAGAGGAAAACTTATCTTCAATGTGTCGAATGAACTGAGCCTCATCGCAGCCAGCCATAATGGATTTAAACCTACCAATGCCTCTAACCCACCGGGTTAGCCGTCGATTGATATACTTCCTCAATGAAAACTGAGGATTTTCTTTCCATTGCTGACTGTTCCATTCAGCCTGGCGCTTATAGGCCTCTGTGCGGTTTTTACGCTGATACTCAAGCGATGACTGGCGATGCTCTGTTGGGTTTTCCCAATAGCGGTCCCTGACGCGCGCCTTTATTTCTTCGCCATTTTGCTGGTAGTAAATTTTTGCTTTTACGCTAAGTGCATCTTTATTTTCTTGATAGTAGGTTTTTTTGTGAGCGGAGCAGCACGACTTACACCAGTAATGCAAGCCGTCTGACCTCCGCTTATTTTTACCGAAACTATCAAGAGTTTTTTCTTCGCCGCAGCGAGTGCATTTTTTCATTGCTTTTCCATTGACATCAAAAAAGCAATGATAGCATTTTTAGCGCACCACGTTAATCAATACGTCAGCGAAGTGGATAGCACCCGCCAGTTTCGTCGCCACCTGAATCACTGGTGCTTTGCGCGCTTCGCGATCTGCCTGCGCCTGGGCGTTGAGCGGATTCGCGTAAACGTAATAGCCCTTCGACAGGGTGTCGCCAGGAGACAGCTGGCCGATACTTCCGCCGTTCCAGACTCCCGGTGCCACCAGCCCGTTATTCACCGACTGATCCATCGACTGCTCGATGTTCGTCACCAGGCGCGTCACGCCGGCTTCGGTTTGAGGAATTTTGGTGGTGGAGGTGTACAGCAGATTCCAGAGGTTGTTCTGGACGTAGTTCTGCAGCCAGTCGAGGCCGTGGCGCTCATCGAAGAAATCACCGTTGCACATCACGCCTTCCTGGATGATGGCGGTGTCGTTGGCGTAACGCACAAACACGTTGCAGTTTTTGGCCTTCAGTGTGTCGGCCTGCTGCGCGGTGATCGTCTCAGCGGTAATGCCCGGTTCCTGCTTGAACTTCAGGGTAATAGTGGTGTTATTGCCCAGGAAGTTCACAGTAAACGCCCGGCCAAATGCCGACGCCGCGGCATAAGGCACCTGACTGTACTGGCAGAAGGTACGCCCGTAACCCGCAGCTTTTAGCTTGTAGGCGATATCCGTGGTGCTGGTCGAATCCAGAACCGCAGCAGCAGCGGTGCTGACGCCATACACGCGGGAGTCGCTTGCGGAGCCAATCAGCGCGGAAACGTCCAGGTGGTCCTGATCCGTCATTGCCGTATCAGCGATCACCAGCCCATACCAGTCAGCGGAGTAGCTGAGCGCGGTGTTTACCGATGGCAGGACGGATGTCGATGCGGCCTGGCCGTTTACCACAGTAGGCTTATGCGCCGAATCGATACCCAGCAGCGGTGCCAGGTCTGTGCCGGTACCCGCAGCCGTCGGGATGCCGATTGCGGAAGATGCCCCGGTGGTGGTCGAGGTGATAACGAACTGGCTGGAACCAGCCACCCAGGACACCGTAGCGCCGGTCATCTTCGCGGTGATCGCCGTCGCTACACCGGCAAGGTCGGTAACCGCCGAGAGGTTAATCGCAGTGAGCGTAACGACGGTGCCGTTAATCGAAAGCTTCAGTGCGCCAGCTGTCACGGCAGTGAAGTTCGTCAACGTCTTCTCAGCAGTTGAGAGGACGGCACCGGTCAGCTTGCCAGACGAGGCAGTAACAGAGGTGCGGGTCAGTTTGCCGATATACAGATCGCGAGGCTGCGGCGACTGCTGGAAGTAGAGGTTAGCCGCTTTGTACTCTTCAGCACTGGTGCCAAAGTCCGTGGCGACGCTTTCAATGCTCTGGTAGAGGCGCATCACCTCTGGTGCGGTGATCACGCTGGACGTGCCAAGCACCAGCAGCGCCCCAAAATTGCGCCCGGCCGCCGCACGAACGGCGAGCGAGACCTGCACGTTCACGACGCGCTGGACAGATAAGCCGTTAGGCATGGTTTATTCTCCGAAAAATTGAACTGGAGCAGAGAGGATCGATTTGATGCCGTACTCACGCTCTACCTTGCGGCGGAGGGTCACGGACAGGTCGTAGCGGCGCTGCCACTGGTTGTTGATGAGTTCCGGCGCAGGGATGATTCGCCCCACCTCGCCGACGGTGAGGCCGACCCGGTTGAGTTCTGCGTTGTTCTGCGGCACAAACAGGCCGCTGCGGAACGTTTTGGCGTAAGCCTGACCGTCGGGGCCGTAAAAGCAGCAGAGCACCACCAGCGTTTCGTATTGCCACTGATAATCGGTGTCGTCGTCTTTGGTTACGGATGCCGGGTTGGCCGCGTCCTGAAAGTCGGAAATGTTGAACCCGCACCAGCTGCTACCCAGAGCGGGGATGGTGGGCTGTGGATCGGTGAAGCGCGACATGGCCATACCGTCAGGAAGACCAGAAACACCACGAATCCACCGGCTGATTTCACGCTCCAGCGCCTGGTCGTACTGCGGCACCGGGCTGGTCGGCGTCAGGTAACCCGGTTGCGTGGTGTCATTCAACTGGCGTACCTCCGTCGAACTCCATCAGCTCACAGTGAGCCTGAACAAACCCGGCACCGTACGAGGTGTACGGATCCACAAACGTGACGCGATAATGCCGGCCGTTATAGAGCACCACATCAGCATCCAGCCCTGGCTGACCCTGAGTTAAGCGGAATGTGGTCACCACCAGTATCGCACCGCCAATAACCTGCCCTGCCGCCATGCGTTTGGCTTCCAGCGAACGGTCCACCGTCACCACGCCGTTGAAGGGGATCTCCTCTTTGGTGTTGGTCGCGAATCCGTCAGCGTCTTTCGCCTGGTGGTTGCGGGTGCAGACCAGGCTGTAATCGCAGAAATCAGGATCCGACAGCACCTCAGTGACATCGAGAAAAGGCATTATTTTTTACCTCTTACAACGAAGGTTATCGAGCGAAGCAGGTAGCCGTGGTCATACAGCGGCTTAATGCCTGCGAACCCGCGCCCCCTGCGCTTCTGGATGGTGAAATCCGATATCGGTGCCAGCCGGTCCCCGTCCGTAATAACGCGCTTAGCGGCATCTGATGCCAGTTGGCCGGCAGAGGTAAGTTCGCGCTCAGCACCAGAGAAATTGCCATCCAGCGCATGACCAGCAGCCATTTTGAGGTGTTCAGCAGTTACCTTTGCCGAATCCTCAATACCGATGTCCAGGAACGGACGCGGCGGCAAGGTCACCTCCTGCCCACCAAGCCGGACCGTAGCCCCGGTGGATTGCAGATAGGCAATCTCAGCGTTGTTGAGCTCTTCCCCGTCTTCACGCACAGCGTTGGATTCAGGAATGCCCACCAGCACATCCATGCGGGACAGCCTCTCCAGACCGGCCAGCACTGAGGCGGCATTGTCCACCCTGATCTTTACGCCGCTCATAACAGTTGCCGCCCTCCAGCGCCAGACATCGACCACCACCAGAAGAACTCCTGGCCGTATCCGGTTTTGTTCCAGAATCCGGCGTCGGGGTTGATGGTGCCCGAGTTGTCATAGCTGACGCTGACCTTATCGACAGACTTTGACGACGCCACGCCGCTGCCAGCCGTATTCACACCACCAGCAGCGCCAGCCGTTGCCCGCCCACGCAATTCTGCATAGTGAGCCGTGAACAACTCAGCGAGGTAAACAAACTGGCAGCCGAACACATCCTGATTGAGCAGGCAATCAGCCTGATTCAGGTAGAAATTTACGGATGTATCGGGGTATCTGGCTTTGTTGGCGAACTCAGGGAAGTCGGTGCGGAACTGGTCACTTGTTGGCAGAAGGCTGTTTTTTGGCATTGCCAGCCTCCTTCTCAATTGGCTCAGCGTAAGCACTGAATGCCCAGTGCTCTGTTACGTCATCTTCCACATCCTGTACGCCTGGCGCTAACTCAACCCGGCGACCGTCAGGGAACTGCAGCACTGCGCTGCGATGAACGATGCATTTCATATCCATGCTCCATAAAGGCGGGTTGCCCCGCCATGAGGGTTACGCTACAGGCACGTCCATGTAGGAAATGGTGTTGCCGTACGGAGTTTCTACCTGGCCCAGGCGGCCATAGTAGGTGGTCAGCTGGTACAGGCCGCGGTATTCCAGCGGAGTATTCAGCAGCGGAACCAGCGGGAAGCGGATGAATTTCTCATCCTGGGTGTACGCAACGACACGGTGAGCGCCGGATGCTCCGCGCTTGGATGCCCACTTCATGGAGACGATTTCCAGTGGCACGCCGTTCTCCTGGAACGCGATGCAGTTGATCTTCACGTACTCCAGCACGGAGATGTTGCCCGCGTCAGAAACCTTTTTGCTCGCCAGCAGGCCGAACAATTCAGGTGCCAGACCGACTTTAGCCGGGCAGATCGCATAACCAGAATTAACCCATGCCTGGGAAAGAAGGAGGTTAAAGTCCTGCACGATTTCGTCAGGTGTGGCGGTAGCCCACGCTTTAGCCGCGCTGATTGGTGTCACCTGAGAGAGGTTCAGCAGGCCAGTAACACCCAGATCGCTGTCGCCGATGTAAACCTGCTCATCGATGTCCATGTTCCACTTCAGCTGCATGGCATCATACTTCTGGCTGTCTACAGGACGGCCTACCTGCTGCGCAGATGCCAGCTCAGGGAGAGTCCAGCCCAGCTCCATACCCCACAGGCTCAGTGGCTGTGCGGTCTTCTCGATGTAGAGGTTGGTCTGCGGGATCGCGGTAGAGTTCTTGCCAATCCAGTTCTTACCGTTCGGGTTCACGCCACCGGCGGCCGCCAAATCGGTGTTGGTGAAGGATGACTGCTCGTCAGCGATAGAAACGTCGCTGCGCAGCGGCATGTCACGCGACCATTTATAACTGACCAGCGGCAAGTTAAGCGTCTGGTCAAGGCGCTCAAGTTCGCCGACCAGGAATACGCCAGCAGCGTCTACGGTGGCTTTATCGATAGTAAACATTCATCGTTCCTTAGATGTTGTAGGCGATTTCAACGTTGCCGTGGGTGGTGGTTGCCGCTGCATCGCCGGGGCCCATCACCTTGGCGGTGGTCAGCTCCGGGGTGTTTGCGGCGGTGCTGTCTGGGGTGAGCACAATGGAGCCCAGAGGACTGGAAGCCGTCGGCGCAGCGACGCGGATATAAACCTTGTCGCCTTTCTTGGCAGTACCTGCCTGAGCCGTAGGGACAGCCACGCAGATGTAACCACGCTTCAGCTGGTCGCCAGTGTAGCCAGCCGTAACACCGAGTGCGCGAGCGTCTGTTGGGTTGGTGGTTGGGTACGGACGAATAAAGATGCCAGCAACATCAGCGATGGTGTCGCCTGCTTCCAGCGGTACGAATTTACCGTTGAGGTTTTTGCCAGCCAGCCCGTAAGAAGGGAATGGCTTAGAAGCATCGAGGATTGCAGGCTCGGCGGTGAGATCCTGCGGACGAGTAACGGCGCCAGGGAAACCAATCCCCATGCGAGTCAAATAAGCTTTACCAGCCATTGTTGGTTACCTTATTGGTTGCGTTTCCAGAATTCGGCGTTGATTTTGTTCAGCTCAGCCGGGGACATTGGGCCGCGGGCGCGGTCACCAGTTGGTTTGCCAGATGGCGGGGTGATGTGGTTCTTGGCCTTGCAGATCTCGACGGCGGCCTTGAACACCGCATCGACGGTGGCTTTCGGCGCTTTATCGAAATCGCTAATGCCAAACGCTTTGAGGCTGTCACCAGTGCGTGCAGCATGTGCCAGCACCTGACGTTTCAGGCCTTTGTCACTGGTCGGCTGGAAGCCCGGACAGATGATCTCGGCGTCACCGATGATGTTGCGCTTGTACGCAGCATCGCAGGTCACCTTCGCATCTTCTTCAGCGTCTTCATCACAGGTCTTCTTGTCGTCGTCAGGATCAGAGTCGCCAGTCTTACCCTCCAGCTTATCGAGGCGGGCAATGATCGTCTGCGCCCAGGCTGGCACCTCTTCATCACCGGTTTTCTTATCCGGATCGGTGTCTTCGTCGGTGGTGGTCTTCTGGTCTGCCGGCAGCGCGGTAGCCTGTGAAGGCACGTTCATGTTGATGGTCACTCCGGGGATAGAACCCATGCCATCAGACGGCATGTCCGGCGCTTCATCGATGAGCTGCGCGAGCGCGTCCTCATCTTTCGTCTTAATGGCCTGAGCCAGTTTTTTCAGCCATGACATTGCAGGCTTCTCCTTTGGTTTTGATGGGGCCGAATCCCCGATTGCACAGCGGGAACCCGCCCGACCCTTATCAACGATGGCCAGATGGTTTCCTGTGATTTCTGTTTGCTTGCCCTTGCCCGGGCCGATTTGCACGTACTGGGCGTCGTAGCCGCAGCTGACCTGGTTCTTTCCGGCGTTGACCGCATCGATACCTTCCTGGCGCTTCACCAGCACATCGGCGATCAGCAGGTCGGCTTTATCACCGGTACCGCGGCGGACGTTCTGGATGTGACCGTGGGCCAGCTCCGCGAAGTTCGCCGGATTAACGAAAACGATGTTGCCGTCTCCGTCTTCCGGATGGTCCAGCGTTACCGCCATGCCCTCAAAGCTCGCCATCGTCTCCGGGGAGAAAACCTCGTCCTCAGTGCGATAGACGACGACAAGGCCATCAGCGCCGGGGATCAGGTCTATTTCTTCGGGAAGATAGGTTTGCGTGCCGGTTCGGGCGATCGGGACGTCTTTGCACAGCAGGGAGCCGTCCGCCAGCTGGTAGCGCGTCTCGCCCAGGCGGGTAGTGAAGAAGTATTTCATCCGTCTACCGCCCGTGTAGATTTGGCGAATTCACGCAGTAGGTGCTTAATCTGCCGAGCGTTACCTCTGCCGCCTAAATGGCAGCGCTGAGCACGATCGCCAGCTCGCTGGTAGGTTGCGCTGATGCCGTTGTATTTGGCGGTGATGCGCACAGTCTCTCCCGCCTGCTGCTTCAGGAAATAAATATTCTTTTTCATGGGTTACCTGCTGAATTGCGGGCATAAAAAAGGCCGCTCAGTGGCGGCCCGTTATTTTCTTGGCGCTGGCACCTGCACTTCCGGCCAGCATTTGCAGTTCGGCAGGCACCCGGCGTGCCCGGTCATGCCGTCCAGCGTTGGAGGGTTGTCCCAGCGCACGAAGCCACGCCCATAGACAGGATCGACTACATTCAGCATCCCGCGATGAGATGGTCGCGTTCCAGCGCCCTCGATGCGCCACCAGTACCCCTCTGAGCCAATCGACTCCGCGCGCGCCTGGGTGAGTGCTGTGGTGGCCCTGCCAATTTCGGTGCGGGCGATCATCTTCGCGCGGCTCTCGGCCACGTCGCCGGACTCCATAATCATCCGGTACAGCGCGTCGGGGCGCTCACCATTGATGACGGCTTCCATTGCGCGAGCCTGAATGTCTCGAACGCGGTCGGCAGCTTCTAGCGGCAGAGACTTAATCAACTGCACCTGGCGGGATACGATGTCCTGAGCCACGAACCCCACCGGCGTATTGCCGACGACATCACGCAGCCCCTCAGATATCTCCTGCGACACAGAGCGCCACTGGTTCCACTCTTCCTGTTCAACCTGGAGAAACATCCGCTTAGCGACCCGGTCGGCCCAGTCGTCAATCAGCAGGGAGTAATCCATCAGCCGGGCGTTAACCTGTTCGGCGCTCGCCTGTGAACCATCGTAGGAGTCGGCTACGATTGCCCCCACCTGGCGCGCTATCTCCTGTAGGCTTTTCTGATACTGGCGCTCCGATTTGCGGCGGAGGTTCGGTTTCAGATTCAGCCTCCTCCCATTCTGCTTTGGCATCCTGAATATCCTTGTCGGTGATAGAGCCGCCGATGCCGATGATGTCGGACAGGTTGCGGAGATCGTTCAGCGCGGCATGCTGCGGCATGCCGATATCGCGCACGGCGGTCGCCAGGGCTGTGGCCACGTTGCTCGCCATCGTCGCCCGGTCGGTGTCCGACATCTCCCAGAGCTTGTTGAACTCGAAGGTAAAGTCTTCCGGCAGCGGCTTACCGAACAGCGATCGCCAGGTTATATCCAGCAGCCAGCGTATGTGGCGGCGCAATCGGCGCTCCTGAAGTGAGTTAACCCGGCTGTAGTAGTTCTCCAGATCCCCGTCACCCGTGCTGAATCCTGACGGTGATTGCCCGAACAGGCGCACCAGCGGAATACCGGTTGCACCGGACACCTGCTCAGCAAAGCGCAGGATGACGTCGGCGATCCCTGCGAACGAATAGCTATGGGTGGCGAACTCATCGCTTTTGTCCATCAGGGTCATCCCCTCGATGGTCTGAAACTCACGGATCATGTCCATGTGTTTCATCAATCCCTCATGCATAGGGTTGCCGGGGCCAAGCGCCAGAATCTTGCGCAGCCCTTCGATGCTATACGTGCGCAGGTGCGCTTTGTGAATCAGCTGCGTGGTGCCGACGGTTGCCGTATCGAAGGCCTGAATGCGCTCGAAGATACGCTCAACAACCGACATTCCCCAGCCGTTCTCAGTCTGCGCCTGCTGGAATGGCAGCGTGTCGCCCTCCATGCGGATAATGCGGCTGTGGTGAATCTTCCAGGGTGGAATGCCCTGCTGGTTGGTCACCACCCTGTAGAACTTCGGTTTGCCGAACTCGGGCCCGTAGTCTGTCACCAGGTCGTAATAGCTCGGATTGACCTGCCAGCGGTCGAGACACATCACCCCTTTAAACTGCCCCTCTTTGATGCGGTCGAGCTTCAGCGGAGTGGACATATCCTGTCCTTCCAGCAACACCACCAGCAGCGCGCCGCCATAAAGACGGGACCACTTCAGGGTGTCGTTCAAGCCGTCCCAGATAGCAATGTCGTCCCAGAATGTCTCGAATGTGCCTTTCTGTCCAGGCTCCAGCTTCGAGCTGATATTGATGCCCTTTCGGGTCATGTCATCAGCCATGTGATCGACACCAGCGCCCACCAGAAACGATGACCGGTAGGCAAATTCCAGCTGAACGCGGTTACGGGAGATGTAGCCAGGCTGATAACTCCCGCCACTCTGTATGTTGGCCGTGTACCCGCCGAGCTTAGCCGCGAAGTTGTTATACCCGTCAGCAGTCGCAACGGGCTTTTGTGCGCCGTTATGGCGTTTCTTACGGGACATAATTAACCTCTTTGCCCAAGCGCGGCCCATGAGCCAAGTCCGTCAGCGCTGGTAATGTAGCCGTCCAGTGAGTAGCGCACGGCATCCCACAGATGGTTGTGCTTATCCACGACAACCGGCAGAACTTCGCCGGTCATGCGGTCTGTTTTATAGGAGTACAGGCGCGCCTCATCGACCATGTGCTTGCAGCGCTCATGGATGATGATCTCCTCGAACCCTTTCAGGTAGGTGATGCCGTCCTCAACGCTTCCCGGCCATTTGGTAGCGCCATCGATAACGAAGCCCTGACGCGAGAGATAGCTAATGGTCTCTGGTCGGCTGCAGTCGCCGTGGATGGGCCATTTTCTGGAATCCGGGATGGAGTCATAGAACGATGCCATTTCGTCCAGTTCGACACCGACGCCATACGCCTCATACTCGATGTACAGTCTGGTGCCGATTATGAAGCAGCGGACCAGAGTGGATGGGTCGTTCGCAAAGCCGAAGTCAGCGCCATAGAACAGGCGATCGGCTTCTTTCCACAGGTCGTCAGAGAACGCCTCAACCCGGTACTTACCGGAAAAGATGACAGCCTCACTGAGCGCCTTCGGCAGGCCAAGCCAGATATGCTCGTAGGCCTCAAAGTCGATGCGCTTGCAGTACTCCATCTCGTGCCGGAGCACGTCAGGAAAGAAGGCGTTATCGCAGTAGTTGACGCAGGTGATAATCGCCCCGCCATCCGGAGGGTCGGCACGGTGCCGCTCCATCATGGCGTAAGTCGGGTCGGTAGCTTCTCGCGGGTTGAATGACACCCACACTTCAGATTTATTGGCACGAACGGTCGGACCGAGAATATCCCAGCTGTCCTGCGATACGGTCTGCGCCTCCTCCACCCAGCATATTTTGATGCCGTGCATCGACTTGATGCTCTGGATGTTGTTGCGCAGGCCTTTGAAGGTAAACCGCGTGCCGTTGCTGCCCTCTATCTCGTTGTTCTTGACCTTGTAGAAGTGCGCCAGGCCAAGCGAGTGGATCTCAGCGTCCAGCAGCGCCAGCACCGAATCGTTGATGGAGTTCTGGAACTCACGAGCGCAGAGGATGATCATCGGCTCGATAGCGCCCAACAATACCAGTGCGCGGGCAATCTCTACCGATTTGCCACCACCACGACCGCCATACGTCCAGCGCCAGCGGACAGAGCCTATCGGTGCGTCGTACAGCGTCCCGAGCACCCAGTCGCTACTGAATGAGTACAGGACACCATCGATTATTGTTGGGCTGTCTGCTTTCCCTCGCGCAGCTTTTCCATGTGCGCCGTCCACGCTTCAGGCGGACAGTTCGACGGCGTGACGATGCAGACCTTTCCGTAACTCAGCCCAGCCAGATCGACATTCACTTCTGTTTTGTTGCTCATGTCGATGCCGGTGAGCTGCGCTGCGTTCTTGATGTTCGGGGCCACCTGCCCAAACTTCTCAGCATCAAGCGCGGCTTTTGCCGATTTGTAGGAGAGTTCAGCCAGGTCTTTCGCGTCGAATGATACGAGCAGCGCGGCATCCTGACGCAGTTCCCTGATGCGCCTGCGGATATCCGGGCGCTTGAACAGGATGGACGCCTGAGAGTCAGCGCGCGATGGCGAGTAGCCAGCGCATATCGCCGCCTCTTTCTGTGGCATGCCTCGTGCGATGTTCTGCGCAAATTGCTCATGCTGTGGCTTTAGGATGCCCGCGCTTTCCTGCGCAGTATCACCGTCAGTCGATGAAGAGGCCTCAACCACAACAACATGTGGCATCTGGCTTTGCGCAGGTTTGCGCACTTCCTTCTGCGCAGTTTTTTGCGCAGCTGGCTTTTTAATGTACCTGCGCGCAGATGTGTAATTCAGTCCCTGCGCTTCGCACCACTCTTTCGGTGATATACCCGTTTTGGCATGCTCGGCGAGGAACTGGTCTTGCAGCGCTCCCCAGTCCGGTTTTGCCATTGGTCACTCCATTCAAACGAGTTCAGTCTCGATGGATACTTTCTTCATGAGAGCGTTGGTAAGCTCATCAAGAATGTATGCCTGTAGTTGCGGGGTAAGGCGTCGTCCGGCTAGTGCCGTTTTGAGCCTTTCAAACTCATCGAGCATATCCTGCTCGGTCGGTAAGCCAACAACGGTTACTTTCAGTTCCATAGTCTCTTCTCCCATCCCCTGCAGGGGATATTTGATATTTATCTGCTCAAGGGGATATCCATTATCAAGCCCACCCGCAGATGAGCTTTGGAATGGAAAGCCGTTGTGAAATTGGCTCTCGAAGCTATTTTTGTAGCTTAGGCCGCCAGACGGTGCTGTTCTTCGATAAGTGGTCGGCGGTGATTACGCTCGAACATTATTGTTAGCTCGGCTTTGCGCTTGTCATAATCCCAGCCCATATTGATGAACACAGTGTCAGCACGCTGAAGCTCAGTGATTGCCCTGATCTGTTCAGCAGTCAGGTAGTCGCGAATTGCTTCTGCTTTACCAATGTCGTTTTCCTTTCTGAATTTTGCGGCGGTAGTACCAAGGACGATCCGGTTAATCATGTTTGCTTCATTGCTGAAGTGATAATGCTCAACCTCTTTACCTTCCGCCTCCTTGCTGTGCTTGATAGCGTTTGTCATCGGGCGATACTCAACGCGGGCCAGCTCCCGCTCGGCCTGAATAGCAGCTTCTTTCTTCGCCTTCTCGCGGTATTCAATAAAACTGTCTACCAGACGAACCTGTCCATCTCTTGCTTTTTCCCCGCCAATAAATGGCATGGCAATCAGGAAGCCGCGCTCAGTTAGTTCATAAGCTGGTTGAGTTTTGTTCTGTTTATCGATGTAAGAGGAGGGCTTGAAATCAAGCTCACCTAAATGTCCACTATCAATAAGTGATCGCAGGTTCTGCATGAGGTTTTTATGCTCACGCCCAAATTCCTCTGCGACTACTTTGCTACTTACAACAGGCTGACCATTTGCGATTTTAATAAGATGCTTCATTGCGTTTTACCTTACTAGTGAGATGAACCTTTGCCGAAATGAAACGCCAGCCCACCGAAGGCTCGCCAGCACTAAACTGACGTCTCCAAAGGCTCATTTCACAGGTTAGGGTTCGGTGTGTTTAAGTTTGCATAGTCATGCGATAGCCAATCAGGAGCGGGCCTTTCGCATTTCAGCCATGCTCTGCCATTTCGGGTGGCAGTTCTTCTTGGGGTTTGTCATGCCCAATAAAAAAAGCCCGACCGGAGTCAGGCTTTGTTTGTGTAAAAGGGGTGACGAATTACTTCAGGCACTGCGTCCTGACATATTCCTGCAAGCCGGTCAGTTGCTTTGTGACTGTGGCGATCCCGTCTCTGAGACGCCAATAATTGAGTTCAGCATCTGCTGTAAGTCGAGGGCTTGAGCCATCAGCCAGGCTGGAGGATCCGGTGGTTTCGTCTTTGGAGCAGGTGGCGGCGATTTGCAGCCGACGCTTACCAGCGACAACATCAGCACGAAGCCTGTCATTCTCAGCTTGCGCATCAGCTAACTCCTTCGTGTATTTGGCATCAAGTGCAGCGACATCACGCTGACGGGTTTGCATGTCGGTGATGGTGGCTTTTGCCAGCGCCAGACTTTGCTCAGCAGCATCAGCGCGGGTCTTCTCTCCCTTATAGCTGGAGTACGAGAGCCATGACGCCAGCGCCAGCAGGAGAATCACTCCCGGAACTATCAGCGACTTCAGGCTGATGTTCATGCGGGGATCTCAACGTGAGGCGCGTCGATGAATTTGGTTTCGATAGGCAGCGCCGGGTCATTCTTCCAGTTGATGCCGAAGCGGAGTTTCAGGCCCTGCTCGTCAGCTGCCTGCTTAACCGCTTTGAGCAGAGGGTGGAACTCTTCAATCTTCCAGGTGGTGTTGACCGGGATGATGTCGACGGCGTGACCGGTCAGGTGACGGCTGTTCATCGTCTGAGATTTCCCGGTAGCGACCAGCTCTTTCTGCCGGGCCTGAGTTCTCAGCCCTTCAATAACGATGAAGTCTACCGGTGTGATTTCCAGCGCGCGGCGAATCACTTTCACCAGGTCAGGATTGACGCCTTTAAGGTTGTTCTCGCTGCGCTGAGAGAATTTGAAATTTTTAGTCATTGCCCGGCCTTCTGGAATACTTTTGCGAGATTGCCGCGGGAGCGCCACACGGCGATGCAGATAGCGATGTTCAGCATCAGCTCGCCAGGATCGACCTGCAGGTATTTGCCGTAGAGGATGCGGAATGCCGTAAAGCCGGCTGCGAGGATCATCATGTACGCCATCCATGCCACGGCAGGGCGGTGTCGCTTCCCGCTCTTACTGAAGAACATCAGCCTGATGGCGATCAGCGCGCAGATAATGGCGTTTACATCAAGAACGATGGTTTGCCATGTCATTTACCTTCCTCCTCCAGTCCCGGCATTTTCCCCCGTTTTGATTTGGCGAGGATGCGTAACAGGACTGCGACAGAGATGGAAGCGGAAACCAGCGCGCCAATGTTCGGGGATACCTCGATGCTTACCGGCGGCTGTAGCAGGCCAAGGGCGGTGTTAATCACCCCGGCCAGTATCTTCGCCATTGGCACAGAGAAGAAAACCCCGCCGACAAAGCTGATGACGGCGAACAGGAACTGCTTCCACAGTTGGTGTGGATCGGATGTCAGAACGTACATTGCTGCGCCAGCCAGCGCGCACAGCATTACGCCGGGCGTTGCCTCGGGGAACAGAGATGCGAACGTCACTCCGATTGTTGCGGACGTTACACCGCCAGCAATGGTTAGAGGTTCAGACATAGGTGGTCCATGTGTAGAGAAGGCCGTCAGACACGAGGGCTACGTGGCATCTGAGGGTGATTGTCTGCGGCCTGAATAAAAAAGGCGGGCTCTGGTCCGCCAATCGATGGGTGCTGCGTTGCGCTATGCGCTTATAGTCCCAGGTAGCGGGATTCAGATACGAAAAAGCCACCGGCATTAACCAGTGGCTTGGATTTTTGGTGATGGCTCAAGTCGCGTTTTGGCTGTCGCCACACAATTCAGCTTTTGGGCTTTCGATGTCCCCGATTCATGAGCGCTGTCATCTTGCTCTTCATCACCGCGCTCTTTCGCCTTTGACGTCCGAGCATATACTGAATTATGCACTTTCATTTCGCCAAATCAATACTTTCAGATAAATATTTTCTAATTAAGCAGCCTGGAGTTGATTTTCTTTCTCCATTTCACGCTGTAATGCATAAAAGAGTTCTGATTCAAAAACCTTCTCACACCACACGACCCGGCGGCGGCACTGTTGCACATCCACACCAGTAACTTTGCTCATTGCCTGTGCGATATGTTGAGTGCAGTTGCGCTCACAATAACGTTTAATCGCATAATCGCGGACTGGGCTTTCCCGGTGAAACAGCTTAACCATCACTTTTTCTACGAACGCGGCATCATCTGATTCTTTGGCGAGAGCGATGATGTTGCTGGCTGATGACTGAGGGATAACCAGTTCGCGAGCTTTTTTATAAAGCGCCTCACCTCTTAGCGCCCCTCCCTCATCGCTATAGAGCCAGTTGACCATCCTCTCGATGTGTCCGCCCATATCTGGGCTCCATTGACTGCGGATCATCAGTCGACCAATGACGTTAATGGCACCGGCAGGAGAATCATCCCCACGGTTAATGCGGCCCCATACAGTCAGCATGTACTGCACCCATGCCCGTTGCTTTGGAGTTATGGTCTTTTTGGGATGCTTCCAGACACGGCGGAAGTGAGCGTCATCGACAAAGTTGACCATGGAGTAAATTGGTGTGAGCTTTCTCATGCTGCTTCCTTCTGAGGTTGTTTGGTCTGGCTGTGCTTTGCTACTGGCTGCATCTTGGCGCGCATGACGCTTTCGGCCTGGTATCGGGCTATCTGGTCGCGGGTCATGCTGGCTCCAGTTCGGTGATGGTTAACTCCAGCTTGCCGCCTTTAAAGATCGGCATCCGTTTGACCCGGTAATCGTCTACCTGCTGGTCGTCCTGCCAGAACCCGGCTTTGGTGAGCGCGTCGAATGCAGCCTTCTGCAGGTTGTCCAGGTCCCGACGGCGGCGGTCAGGCATGTGGCATTCGATGCGGATCTTTACCGGCGCGGTGATGCCGATATCCAGCATCTCGTCTTTGATTATTTGGGCTACGCGATCACGGTAGGCCTGCCCGTCCGTACTGATGTGAGTGCGCCCACGATTATGGCGGTAATAGCGGTTGCTGCTCGGCGGCCACGGCAGGCTGATTCGATATTCGCTCATGCTTTTACTTTCCCCTCTTTCAGCCAGATGACCTGTGTGCGGGCCATACCTTCCAGCGCACACTCCTTTGCATAATCCGCATCTACCAGATGGGTGCGGCGGTCTATTTCGTCGTGGCAGCTGCTGCAGGCGATGGTGGCGATCAGGTCAGGTGGCTTAATGCCGGTACCGCACAGACCAACCAGGCGGATATGCGCCAGAACGGACGTTTCAGGATTGCCATTGCATACGCCGGGGATCCGAACCTGACATTCACGACCACGAGCCGCTTTGCGTAAATCAGCCATGTGACCTCCGTGCTTTCAGACGATCCCATTTCACCTGGGTCAGGCGGGCCGTATAGCCGAGCAGTGATGGGATTTCGGATGGCTTGAGTTCCGGCTTGCGCTTGCGGCGCGTCCGAACCCGGTAGATTTCGTTGGTGATGATGCGAGCGAGAGGGCTAGCCATTACGCAACCCTCCCGAAGTAATCACCTGAGTAGCGAACCTCACGGAGCTGCACGCCGTTCTGCACAGCAAATGCCTGGCTGTATTCGATGAGGCTGGTCATACGGCGAATGCCCATCTTCGCGGTGCTTTCCCGGATGGCGCAGAACTCCCCTTCCAGACCCGGTACAACTTCGCCCGGCTTGCCAGTTGCAATGGCATGACCTGAGACGTACAGGACTTTCCAGGATGCGAGGTCGCGCGACTTGCCAGCCCATTGCAATTGCTTCGCTGTATCGCCGCAGAGAGCGTGGAACAGGTCATTTTGGGCGAGAGTACGCGGCGCATCAGAAAAGCTCACCACGAGAGGGAAATCCGCGTTAATGGGCTGCTTGTTGATATAGTCGATGAGGTTGCGACGAACACGGTCATCGCGGAGGTAGAATTTGGTGCTCATACGCCACCCCCGAGAGGTAACGCAGAATGCAGAAAATCGCCGGTGCATTTCTGCATCGGTGACAGGTGAAGATGTTCAGATTGTGGTCGCATATAACGTCCCCATTATATGCGCAGGGGTACCGCCGGGCGTTCAACTCCGGCGGCACAGTGATTATACCACTAGTTTTGAGAAATGATTATCAACTTTCAGCGGTTTGCTTCGGGGGTTCTTGAAGTGGCATCCAGTGGGTTACGCGACCGCCATTTTCACTTTCAACCCACCACCGATCGCCATTCCATGAACAGTTCCACTGGTAGTGAGATTTGCCCAGGCAGTTCTGCTCTTCGACGTAGCACCAGTAGCGTCCAATTTCTTCCGGCATCCGCTCACTGCACGGAATCCACCCCTGCGTAGGCTCGGCAAACTCAAGCACCTCTCGCACCGCTTCAAACGCCGGAGTGACATACTCGACATCCTCCTCACATACGGCATCCAATGCGTTTAGCGTATCGCCCATGAACGACATGGCCTGTAGAGCTTTTTCCAGGGCATCGATAACATTGTCCGGCAACGTGTAAGGCTGGCTTACAGGTTCGGCACCCTGAAGCATGGCGGCGCGGCAGCCCTTAGCCAGAACCTGTATTTCCCAGCGGTTAGCTTTACCCGTCCGCAATATCTCCGGTATGCGCTTGGCTATATCATCCGGCACCGCTGGCTGCGGTAACTGTGGTGCTGCATTGGTGAGCAAAGACATCAAATTGCAGATGGTGTCCTCGCTGATTTCAAACATGCCACTGGCGTTCTGCGTCGAGGCTTTCAGCTCTTCGATAATGCGCTCCTTCGTAAATTCAGCCATACCCCTACTCCCCCACCTTAGTGATGATTCCAGCGGCTTCCAGTTCTGCGATCTGCTTCTCTGCATCTGCCGCCAAAGCCAGTTGCTTCTCCGCAACCGCCTGCCACGCTGATGATTCCTGTTGCCACTTATCCAGCTCATCCAGAAGCGCCAGCACGTCGCGAGTTTCCACGAACATATTCGGGTCGAAGTTATCTACCGCTTTCGCTGCGGCTAATTTCAATTTTTCGCGAGCCTGTTTGTCGATGTTGCTCATTGGGCTGCTCCCTGCTTCTGCTTGTTGTATACGGCCCAGCTCAGAGCATCGAGCTTGTTGCGGCCTACCTTGTCGTACATGTGGATGCCGTCTTTGCAGGCGTGTTCGAGCTTCACCTGCTCCTCAAGCTCGTTGAGCTGCTCGAATGACAGGGTTGCCAGTTTCAGGCGATTCCAGCCGAAGTTGCGGATGCGAGTCATTGGGCGGCCTCCTGGCGAAGTTGGGTGGCGAAGGTAAGTGCGCCTCTTTCGGTGCAGCTAATGTCCAATTCTGTGAGGAGTGCAGCAAACATCTCCACACCCTGCGCCCGCACTTCAGCCAGGAAGGCTTTGTATGCCGGAATCTGCATAACGGCTAAAGAACGGATGATTTTCTGCACTTCCGGAGGGCATTGCTCGTAGTGGCCATCGGTGATAAACACCGCATCGTTGCGAATGGCTTCGACCACGTTCAATTCAGCGGCCAGCGCCGCGCACTTGGCCTCAAGAGCGGACACCACTTCCTGATGGTCTCTGTATTTAACGTATGAGCCAGAGATTTCATCGCCCTCGGTGTTTAGCCATGCGTCATTGCAATTCACTGCGTAGGTTCTGATGCTCATGCTGATGCTCTCCCGCCCCTGACAGAAGCCAGGCACTGATTGAATAGGTTGTTAAGAGGGTTGGCCATGCCAAAGATGTACGGTGCACTCTTGCTGTAGTGCCACACTTTCGCTCGGCCCAGCCATTGCCGGTGCACCGCCCTCTGCTTGCTTAGTGATGCAAGAATCTGCGAGGTGACTTGCACCTCAAGACCTGTCGCGGCTGCAATATCCGATGAAGCTCCTTCGTTTCCAGCCTCCAGATAGTCCAGAACCGCTTTACGCCGGTTTGCATGAAGCTCGGTCAACCGATAACGCTTGATGCCGTTATGGGCGCTGTAGATTTCAAGTTGGCCTGATTCTGTGAGTTCCCGGAGGAGTTGGGTAATGCGGGATTTTGGTGCGCCGGTTAAAGTGTGGAATTCTCTGGATGATGTCGGTTTGTTGGTTTCAAGGTGGTGAAGTATTTTTTCTCGGGTGTTCATGTACCTTGCCTCACGTTATCGCTGGCCCAGACCTCGTTGTATTCAGAGACCGGCATGTTGGCGATGTAGTTGAATGGGGATGCTGTTTCGGTGGGTAAAAACTGGTGTGAGTTGGCATCGAGGTAAAGCGGTATGCCTCCCTCCCATCCCTCTCCGTTACGCTGCTTCTCAAGCATCAGGACAGATGCAGGAGCGGCCAGCGCCTTGCGTTCCTTGTCGTCCAGTTCCTCACCCTGCTGGTCTTTCTGAATGGCCTTCTCACGAACCTTGTTGCGCCAGATGATGAACAGGTTATCGGTGAGGTCGGTGATCGAACCTGAACCCTTAACATCCATCTTGCCGGTAGGCTTCTCCTCGCTGTCTCCCTTGCGGCTATGAGTGACGAGCAGGACGTGAGTATTGGTTTTGTTCTTGAAGTCACATAGCGCATCTACGAAGGCTTTCTGGCCGTTGTAATCGTCATCCCCTATTCCGCATTTCATCAGGCTGTCGATGATGAACAGCTCGATGCCGTAGCGCTTCCAGGCGTAGGTGAAGATTTCAATCAACCGATCAGCTTTGGCGGTTCCCGTCAGGCCGAATAGCCATAGCCGGTCATCGTAAAACTTGAAGGCCGATTCGATTTCAAGCTGCGGCGGCAGTTTCAGGCAGGTTGACTGCCGGGTCAGACGTTTCAGCAGGATGCCGGGCTTAATTTCCAGTGAAGCGACGCAGGTCTTAACCCCCTGGCGCATGGCTTCCAGTGCCATATGCCCCACCACCTCGGTCTTGCCGTGGCCGTTGACACCGTTGACCAGCGTCAGCTCGGCCTGACGGAATGCGAAGTTGTGATTCAGGCATTCCCACGGGCTGTAGAACAGGCTTTGCTCTTTGCCGTAGAAGGCGTTGATGGTGTCCTGATAAAACTCCCTGGCGCTGTAAAGCTCCTCAGGGTCGAAAAATGATGCCCGTTCCAGATATCCCACGATGTCATCGGAAGAGATGCCAGCCATCAGGCATTCGTTGATGTCTTTGTGAGGGAGTTTTACCAGGCGGCAGCGGTGTTCACCCAGGCGGGTTGCAATTTCTCTGGCGGCCGTCTGGCCTACTTCATCACTGTCCATGCTGATCCAGATCTCGTCGAACCGGTCCAGATTGTGATACTCGAACTCAATCCACTGCTGCTTGGCCCCCTTCCCCCCACCGAACGGCACGGACAGTGCCGGGAACCCGTACTCGTAGTAACTCATGCAGTCGATTTCACCTTCGCAGAGGATGACGATCCGCATGTTCTTTGGGATAGCCTGCCAGCCATACAGACACGGCTCACAGTCGCCCTCAGCCATGATGACCTTCTTCCCGTCAGGCCGTTCAGTGCTGATGCGCTTGACCTGCAACAACTCACCGTCCCGCTTGTAGGGGAATGCCAGCGCGTCCAGCTCTCGCTCTCCGTTCCAGACCTTCGCCGCGGCAACCTCGTACAGCTTCGCCGTCTCTGCGGAGATCCCACGAGTGGCAAGATATTCGATGTGCTTTTCGGTTTTGGTGAGGTAACGGGAGATTTTCTTGCGATCTGGCCGGGAGAACTTCTTTTGCTGCTTTGCTGCGAAGTGGTGATCGTCGTCCTTGATGCCCAGAAACTCTTTGGCTTCGGTCATCGCCTGATGTAACCCGCAATCCCTGACGGCTACCCAGAGGTCGAGAAGATCGCCAGCGGTTCCCTCTGCAAAATCAGACCAGACTTTCTTCCCTGCCAGATTAACCTTGAGGCTCTTCCCTGACTCCCCGTTGATACTGCCGGCCACCCATTCGTGGCTTTCTCGCTTCCCATTAGGCAGCAGGTATTTCGCTACCCTTTCGACCTGATTCCATAGCAGGTCACTCAATTCACTCGGCGTCATCATGATGCCCTCAAATCAAACTTATTGAACCAGTACCGGACAAACCCATCGCTCAGTAAGCCGTGGTTGTAACCGGCAATCAGCAATGCCTTGAACCGTGATTTCATCGTCACCTCAGAAGAAAACGTATCCGCTATTGCTGACGGTCACGGCTGGCTTCTGGCCGGATGATTCTGGTCCTGCAGCTGGCTTCTGGTCATTCCATCGCTGCCCATTTAGGTAACTGGATGGAAGCAGGCGATCAAAACCGAACTGTTTTCCTAGCCGACACGCGATATCTTCTGCCAGCATGGAAGCGAATTGCTCTGCCGTACCTTTGGTGGCGGCTCGCCATTCCTTGAACTGAGTTCTGAATGCTGAGGCTGCATTTTTCTTGCCGTCTTTCCGCATTCCTGCAATCCAGAAAATCTTCTCGAATGCCTCGTCGGTTGCCTGATGTTTGTTTGAAGGCTGAGATGGTTTTTCGTCTTCCGCTCGAACTTGTTCGGGCAGAGTGTTTTTACTTTCTTTCTTTTCTTTTGTAATAGTTTCTTTTGTGTGACCCTGTTTTGGTGACAGGCTAGTCACCGTTTTGGTGACATCTTTTGTCACCAATGCAGTGACATTATCACCAGAGTAGTGACACCCTTCGATTTCCCATTCTGAAATGTTCTTGTTTGGCCCTATGTGATTGCCTTCTCGAAGGATTACCTTCATGGCTATCAGCTCGTTTTTGGCCTTGTTAACCTTCTGTCTTGGCAGCCGGGTAAGTTGAGCTAACTGGCTGTCAGATATGCGATCCAGTTTCTTGCCGAAGCCATATGTTTTACGGCAAATGGCATGAGCAACCTTGCTCTGGTTCTTCGTTAAATCTGCGCCGATAAGCTCGTCATACAGGGCATTTGCAAGACGGGTATATCCATCTTCAAGTTCTGCCACGCGACGCTCCACGACCGCCAGAGACGGCCTGATTGGTGTTACTGTTGCAGGGCTACTCATGACCGTTCTCCTTTCGCTTAAGTTCTTCGATGATGGCTCTCAGCTTTACGCCAACAGCCGGGTTACAGGATTTGATGAACCGGTCACGAGCAATATTTTTGTGTACTGCCACCTGGTATGAACGAGGTTTTTTTGGCATAATTGACTCCGTGATTGCTGACGTGATTACACCTGAGAGCCCTTTCTGTTCCCGCAGAGGGGCTTTCGCTTTTTTGGTAGTACCCATCACATAACTCCCAGCATTGAAGTAACCATTGTCATCAGCGGGCCTACCTGTTCCGGCATGAGGCGGAACATGGCTGCTATACCCTCGCTTACCTCTTTCAGCTTCTGATGCTCTGGCGCGTCCAGCATGACGGCCTGCTTCGCTTCGGATACTTCCTTCTCGGCTTCTGCCAGTCTGACCAGCTTGCAGTCAGCGCCAATTAGCTTTGTGCGGTACTCAATCGGCAGAACAGACATGATTGCCGGTGTCAGCTGGCGAACGTTCTCGCGGTACTGCTCGGAGTCGAAGCGGTTATCGAGGAAGCGGAACAGCTTCTGGCGCTGGCGGCTTACATCCTCCGGGAAGGTGATATCCACCCCGCCCTGCTCCCGGTACTCATTGACGATGAGCATCGTCACCACATCCTGACCCTGAGAAGCTGCCCATGAGCGGATCGCATTGCGAATAGCCTCGTGGTTATCTTCTTGTTTTTGCTGAGCGCGATTTATCATCACGCCGGGCGAAAATGCGATACTCTGTTGATAAGTAAGTGATTGCATGTGCAGTGCCTTAAATTGAAAAAATGACAGATAGGCCATGCGTCAAACACGCAAAGCCGGTTTGATTTTTCGTTTGATGCGCCCTTTTCCAGGGCAGAGATGTATTAAGAGCGGTGTTGCTTAGGCTGCGTGTTGTTCTGGCGGGAACACGTCATCCAGTTTTACGTTGGCGCCAAAGGCATTAAGAGCGGCTACCAGCTTGCGACAGGTTTTAAGGTCTGGCTGTCTGCGGCCAGACTCGTAATGGCCGATTGCACCCTGCGTGCAGCCAACCAGCTTCGCTAAATCTGTCTGGGATACCTTAGCGGCTTCCCGTTTAGTCCGAAGATTGCTCATCGGGATACCTCCTTGGGTGTTAATTCAGACTAATAATACAAAGTGTACTGAATAAAAGCAAGAGGGGTAATACATTTTGTGTGTTGTCACAGTTAATACACAGCGTAATAATCGTGGGATGAAAACTCCGTGGAACGAACTGGCAAAAGCCAGAATGAAGCAGGTCGGCATAACCCAGGACAAACTGGCGGAGGCGCTTGGGAAAACCCAGGGCGCGATCGGCCATTGGCTTAACGGTCGCCGCGAGCCAAGCATTGAAGATATCGCCGCGGTAATGAAGCAGTTGGGGTTAAAGGAGCTGATCCTGTCTTCTGACGGAATGGTTGATTATCCGGAAGGGTCGATGGCCAACGTTACCAACCCGCGACCTCATGCTGAGGTGAAAAGCTTCCCACTTATAAGTTGGGTTAGCGCCGGGAACTGGTGTGAGGCCGTTGAGCCTTATCGTCTGGAAGAGATTGATGTATGGCCGGAAACCACCGCCCATGCGGGTGGACACTCCTTCTGGCTAACAGTGCGCGGTGACTCTATGACGGCGCCAACTGGGCTGAGCATTCCAGAAGGTATGCTTATCCTGGTTGATCCAGAAGTTGAGCCTACCAGTGGAAGATTGGTCGTCGCGAAGCTGGATTCTGAGAATGAAGCCACTTTCAAGAAGTACATAATCGATGCCGGTCAAAAGTACCTGAAGCCACTGAACCCCAGCTATCACATGATCCCAGTCAATGGGAATTGCAGAATCATCGGCGTTGTTATCGAAGCAAAGTGGCAGGGCCTGTAAAATCCCCCTCCCCAATCAAACCCGCTACGGCGGGTTTTTTATTACCTGCGTAAAATAATTTCCCTTCATTTTCATACCCTTTGTATTTTTCTCGGATTTTTAAGTACAATATGTATTGACGTTATTTAGTACATTTTGTATTGTTAACCCATCAGCAGGACGCACTACTCACCAGGACGGTGATGCTCTTAAAAATCTGGCGCTGAAAAAGCGCAGCATTCAAAGCAGAAAGCTTTGGGGTGTGGTGGGTAGCTACTCCGTGATGGTCGCGGGTTCAACCCGGTCCACGGTGCCATCACACCACCAAAGCTAACTGACAGGAGATCCACAATGGATGCACAAGCACGCCGCCGCGAACGCCGCGCAGAGAAACAGGCCGAATGGAAAGCTGCAAATCCCCTGTTAGTTGGGGTGAGCGCCAAGCCAGATAACCGCCCTGTTCTGTCGCTGAATCGCAAGCCGAAATCACGTGTAGAAAGCGCTGTGAACCCGATTAACTTCACTGAGCTGACTGAGTATCGGGAAGGCATGGAAAACCGCGCAGAACTCATCAGGGTCAAGATTGACCGCAAGAATCACCGCACCTGGTACAGCAAGCCCAGCACCGAGAGGGGCGTTACCTGCACCGGGCGCCAGAAAATGAAAGGCAAATCCATCGCATTAATCTGAGGTGGCCCATGAAGAACATCATCAAGTGCCCGGTATGCGGTAGAGACTTCGATCCACGCACACCGGTCTGCCACATCAGCAAGTATCACCAGTCAGCGAAGAACTGCGAGCTGGAGAAGATTCGCGATGCACGGCGTCAGCATTTCAACCAGCTCCCCAGAGGCTGACGGTAAACAAACAGAGAGGTGGGTATGAAATTAATTGATATGCACGAAAGTGTGCAGGCGGTTGCAGCTGAGTCGCTGGCTACGGCCTTACGGGAAAGGGTAAATCTGATGGCGGATGACCGGACGGAGTCGGCAAAGCAAGTAGCAGAAACCGTCCGGGAGGCGTTTGAGTCACTATTCAGTGATTAGCTGTTGTGTTTTTCACGGTACCCGTCAAGCAGCTTCGAATAGAGCTCGTTGATTTCTTTTGCGGTGGTTTCGGCATCGTAAAATGTAATTTTACCAGCGCGGATCAGCTCGATAATAACCTGTTGCGCGGCACCAGAGCGATTGGTGCTAGGGGCAATTGTATCTGACATTTTATTTCCTTGTTTTGACTGTGGAAACAGCAGTCTACGGCATTCCTTTGACTGTGGAAAGTAAAGGAAATCACGCGCCGGGCGTGGCTAAACATCCCGGCACCAATCATCGCGAAGCCGCCTAACCAGCGGCTTTTTTCATACCTCAGAAACTTCATAGAGGTTTCTAAGTTATGAGACGGCGGCCATCCACCGCCAACATTTTTGTCTTGCGCATATATGCGTAGGGGTAACGTTCAGCGGCGCGGCTTAAGCGCGGAGATGATTATGAGCAAACAAGTTGCAGAAGCAAAAATTCTTTACGCCAACGACACATATTTTGTCGAAGGCTCAATTCTTCCGGTGTTTCTCAACGAAGAAGGCGATACATACCTGGTTGAAGAATACGAGCCCGGGCAGCCTTGCGAGCACTTGATCAGCGACCTTCTTGCTGACGGCGTTGCTGTATCAGTATGCCCAATCGGTTACAACGCCATCGGTAGCGCGGAGGCCTCATGACAGTCACCCACAACGGCAAGCAGTACAGGGTACGACAGTTTACGGGGAATGTATGGCGGTTAACGTCGGTCGATAAGCCGCGCGAATCCATAACCCTGAACCGTCAGCAGATGGCGTATGCCGGGTTGCTTGAGCAGGTGGAGGGTAAGTCATGATTGGGACGCACTACGGCACCACCCCTATCATTCGCCAGTGTATCGAGCCTGGCATGATGGCGCTGCATGAAGGCCGCACCTACCGCGTGTCAGCTGTCATCCACGAACGCAAATGGGTGTACCTGCACACCGACGCGGAAATCATCCGGGTTAACGACCGCGTGATTGACGTACTGCTCGACGGCACCGGCCAACCAATTCAGCACTAATCCCCCACCCAATTTCACATCTGGCAGCCAATCGGTGCCGGGTGACGCACAAGCAGATTTCAGGAGTAACCCATGAGTGAAGCAACGGATTTAGTCGTCATCGAGAAGTCGAACGCGATGGCAGTCTTTACCAGCAAAGAACAGCTCGACCCGCTTCTCGAGAAAATCGAGACAGAGGCCCGCAGTCTGATACCAGACCTGACCACGAAGAAAGGTCGCGATGCCATCGCATCAATGGCCCATAAGGTCGCCCGCTCGAAAACGTACATCGACAACGCTGGTAAAGACCTCGTTGCCGAGCTCAAGGCATTGCCCAAGCAGATCGACGAAAGCCGCCGAATTGTTCGTGAACGACTCGATGCACTGAAAGACGAAGTGCGCCGCCCGCTGACTGAGTGGGAGGCCGAGCAGGAGCGCATCAAGGCCGAAGAGGAAATGAATGCCTGGCATGCCGAAGCTCTGGAGATGAACGCAGAGTTCGATCGCCAGCTGGCAGCACGACGCGAAGCAGACCATGAAATGGCCCTGCTGATGAATGACAAGTTCGACCGGGATCGGGAAGAACAGCGCCGCCTGGCAGAACAGGCCCGGCGTGACCGTGAAGAGCAGATTAAGCGTGAAGCCGCTGAACAGGCCAAGCGTGAAGCGGAAGAGAGGCACCGCGCTGAAATGGAAGCGGCCTCCCGCCGCGAAGCAGAAGCCCGTGCGGCGACCGAGCGTGCGGAACGGGAAGCGCGTGAAGCTCAGGAACGTACCGCCCGGCTGGCACAGGAAGCTCGCGAGCAGGCTGAACGTGAGAAGCAGGCAGCCATTGAAGCCGAGCAGCGCAAAGCCCGTGAAGAAGCGGATCGCATTAAGCGTGAGGCTGAGCAGAAAGAAGCGACCCGACTGGCGGAAGAGAAACGCATCGCCGATGAAACCGCGAAACGTGAAGCTGACGTGAAACACCGTAAAGCCGTTGGCACCGACATCGTCAATGCCCTGATGGCGAATACCAGCCTCACCCGCGAACAGGCCATCGAGGTACTTACTGTTCTGAAAGATGGCCTGATCCCCCGAGCCAAAATTAACTACTGAGGTAACCCATGGCAGCTGAAACCACAGAGAAAGGCAGCCTGTTACAGCGCCGCATTTATACGCAGCAGGCTCTCTACTTCCGCTTTAAGGGTGGCCGGGATCAGATGCGAATGTACCTGAACTTGTCCCGCCTTGAAGTGTTGAACAAACGTTATTTCCTCGGGGGATGCCCCTTCTAAAAGGTACACACTATGAAATTCGAAAAAGCCATGAGAAAGAAAGCCAGGCTACGGCTGGCACTTACCGGGCCAAGCGGTTCAGGCAAGACCTACAGCGCGTTGCTGGTCGCCAAAGGTATCGGCGGCAAGGTCGCTTTCATCGACACCGAAAAGGGCAGCGCGTCGCTTTATTCCGATATCGCTGACTTTGACGTGCTTGAACTGGATCCGCCCTTCTCTCCCGAGCGATTCATTGAGGCGATTAAGTCAGCCGAGGATGCCGGGTACGAAACGCTGATCCTCGACAGCATCACCCATGAATGGGGCGGCGTCGGCGGATGTCTGGAACTGGTCGACACCATCGCCAAGGCAAGGTACCGCGGCAACAGCTGGTCAGCATGGAGCGAGATTAATCCTCGCCACCGTCTGTTCCTCGACGCAATTTTGCGTTCGCCAATGCACATCATCGCAACCATGCGTAGCAAGACTGAAACGGCACAGGTAGAAGAGAACGGCCGCAAGAAGGTCGCCAAGCTTGGCATGAAGTCTGAACAGCGCGACGGCGTCGAATATGAGTTCACTACGGTGCTGGACATTGCCCACGAAACACACCATGCGATCGCCAGTAAAGACCGTACAAAGCTGTTCTCTAACTCCGACCCGGTAATCCTCAGCGAAGACACCGGTAAGCGCCTGCTGGAATGGCTTGAATCCGGCGTTAACCAGCACGAAGAAAATCTCAAACAGTTCGTTGCTGATGCGAAAGTTGCCGCAGATATGGAAGCTCTCAAGCCTCTATTCGAAGAAGCATGGCGAACACTGCGCGGCACCGAATATCAGGCAAAAGCGAAAGTTGTCTATGACATCAGGAAATCAGAACTCGAACAGGCAGGAGCAGCAGCATGAGCAGCAGAGGCGTTAACAAGGCAATCATCGTTGGGCGATTGGGTCAGGATCCGGAAGTGCGTTATGCACCTTCCGGTGCTGCATTTGCAAACCTCACGGTAGCCACGTCGGAGCAATGGCGCGACAAACAGACCGGGGAGCTGAAAGAGCAAACAGAATGGCACCGCGTAGTGCTGAGCGGGAAGCTGGCAGAAGTGGCTGGCGAATATCTTCGCAAGGGTTCTGAGGTGTACCTGGAGGGGAAACTTCGGACTCGCAAATGGACTGATCAATCAGGCGTGGAGAAATACACTACCGAGGTTCTGGTCGGCGTAGGCGGCACCATGCAGATGATTGGCGGCCGGCAGGATGCAGGCGCTCAGCAGAGCGGTGGACAGCAGCAGAGTAGCGGATGGGGTAAGCCCCATATGCCTCAAGGCGGCTCGCAGTCTCGGCAGCAGCCTTCCACGCCATCGAAACAAAATGAGCCGCCGACTGACTTCGATGACGATATCCCTTTTTAACCAGGGCCGGGCTGATGATTATCGTCGTCACCACCACGGAGAAGAACGAAAAGACCGGCCAGATGGAACTGCTCGCCTCTCATGGCGTTGAAGAGCTCACTGGCCGGCAATTAGTCCTCCCGGCCGAACACCCGAAGGAAATCGGCGCCCATTACAGCGACGAACTTCAGTCCTGGGTAATCCACCCCTAGCAACTACCACCCAATTTCACCTCACGGAGGCGGGTTAACCACACCCGCAATTCGCTATGCACCACATATCTGGCAGACGCCTTTACTCGAAAGAGACGCTTTTCCAGCTGCTCAGCGTTGATGAGCGCAACTTCATTGCAGCTTACTGGACCGGCGTTAACCCGGGCGACGGATGTTTCAACGCCGGGATTAACCTGGTGACGCACGAAGCGTTCTACGCAGGCTGGGGTGGCTCGCTGGAAGAGAAAAGCGAGTACATCACTGCTGCTGAGCTGGAGATGGTGAAGGAGATGTGTGATGCGACGCCGTGGGGCGCTAAGTTTGGCGGGAAGTGCCTGGGTGGGACGGAATACAGACTTAAACCTGAAATGAGGGTGACACAATGAAACACGCTCACGACGACATAGTAGTTCACGGACTTCGCCTGACATTCATTGTTGGGCCTAACGGCTGGCTGATGCCATGGGGTGATGTTATCCGCAACCCACTCAAGGCGCAGAGGCTGGCTGAAGAATATCTCAACAGGCAGGAGGCAGCATGACCGATTACACCGGAAGTAACACGCCTGTAGATCAGCGTGATTTATGGCGCACGCCACCGGCACTGTTCGCCGCGTTGGATGCTGAGTTCTGCTTTCAACTTGACGCCGCCGCAGCGCCGCACAACACGCTGTGTCGAAAGTTCATCACCGCTGAGCAGAACACGCTGGAAACGCCTTGGGCCGACCACCTCACTATTCCCGGCTATGCCTGGCTTAACCCACCTTACAGCGACATCACGCCATTCGTGAAAAAATCCGCGGCGGAGAGCAAGAATCAGATCGGCACCGTCATGCTGGTTCCGGCTGATACGTCCGTCGGCTGGTTCCGTGAGGCTATCGAGACTGCCAGCGAGGTGCGATTCATCACCGCCGGGCGGCTGGCATTCATCAACCCGGTCACCGGTAAGCCTGTTCCTGGTAATAACAAAGGGTCGATGCTCATCATCTGGCGCCCATACCCGCGCACACACTGCCACTTCGCAACTGTGGATCGGGATGAGTTGATGACTTTCGGAGCGAAACTTCTCGCCCGCCGGGAGGCCGCATGAAGAAGATGACCGTTGAGCAGGAGAACGTGATGCTTTCTACCGCAAAGCGCTGCAGCGATGAGATGAAGGCCGAATTGGCGAAGAAGCCAAAGCCAAAATTCGACGCCGTGAGCAGGCCGCTACTGGCTAAGCACTTCGAGAAGATAAAGGGACTTGGCGTCCCTTTTTTATTATTCGTCTACACGATTGGTCGGATCAACGGCCAGTTCAGGGAGCACTGACCATGAGCGAAGAAATTAAGCCGTGCCCGTTTTGCGGATCCGCTGCCCAGTGGCTTAACCATCAATTCAATGGAATAGATTTTGGCGGCCATCAGATAGCTTGCTTAAACCCATCATGCCAAGCGCAAGGTCGCTACTCAGGGCAAAAACATAAGGCCCTTGCCGCTTGGAATAACCGAGTGGAGAAACAGTCATGACTGAAATCATCGACCAGGCCAGCGCTCTCGAAACGATGATGCGCGAACAAGCAATACAGGCTCACCGGATTAACCGTGATGCGGTATCTGCGGTTAAGTGCGAGGAATGTGGTGACCGCTTGCCGGAGGCTCGCCGGAAAGCGTATCCGGGCTGCACTACCTGTGTCAGCTGTCAGGAAGAGTGGGAAATTTTAATCAGGCAAAGGAGGGGATGATGAAAGAGTTAATGACCAATCGCGAGCTTGTTGATGCCGCAATAGAACTGGCCGGGGAGTTTTACGCCATGCAGGGATATTCGCACCGTCCTGGCTTTGAGTATTGGAAGTCACCTCACCCCCATGAACGTCTGTGCTTTGAAATGGCTTGCCGGGCGTTTGAGATGATTCGCGGCTCCGATGTGATGGATGCTGTGGCTGATTTGGAGGATGAAGAGTGATCGGAATATTAAAGCCAGTACCGCAGTCGCAATGGCCGGTGCGATGTCACGACCCGAAGCGCAGCAATGTGTGGGTTAATGCATATTTTCTGGTGCAGGAATTTCAGGAAGAGAACGGCGTTATCCGCCTTTCGGTGAATACAACGAGCGTTGCCAGTTCTGGCCGGTGGAAGGATGGAATTAGCTGGGATGCGCTGCAGGAGATTAAAAACGCGGTTGGTTATGCGGATCGGGATGCTGTGGAGATTTACCCGCGGGATGCTGACGTGGTGAATGTAGCCAACATGCGGCACCTCTGGATTACGCCGGAACCACTTACCTTTGCCTGGCGCAAATAAACAACGTTGGCTTCGCGCTATGCGTGCGGCATGAGGAGAGATTATGTCAGACCAAAGCAAATTTTATGATTACTACATGGTTGAGGGCGATGAAGTGAAGTCGCTTATTGCAGGGTATGACGATATCAGAGAGCAGCGTAACTCTATTCTCCCTGAAGCGGCCGGAAAGGTCGGCGCTATTGCGTGGACAACATCCAGCGGATGGGGTGGAGGAGGCGGCTTGCTTAGTGGGTTTGTGTGGGAGAAGGGATATCAATTCCCCTGCCCTATGACCATTAAGCGTGAAGAGATGTTTGATGGTAAGCGAGTAGTGCTTGGGAGAGGGAAAGGGAATACAAAAGAGGGCCGGGCTTACAACAAAGAACTCGACTCGGTAATGGAGGAAGCCAACAAAAAGCTGAAATCTCTGCCTGAGTGGAAAGACTACATCGTTAACCACTACGGCATTATGCGAACCGGCATCGGCGGCCAGTCTGGACGTGGCTTCGGTTTCGCGATGCTCTCTACATATGGAGGTAAGCACCCGGGTCGTGATGACTGCTTGGTATTCGCTATCCCAAACAACAAAGAAGAGCGGCACGGCGAAGTGGAGATACCGGACAACTTCCAGAAAATAACCTACGGGCAGTTTTACGACATCGCTAACCAGCCGAATGAATGACGCAACTGATAGCCGGCTCCATCGCGTCGGCTATTGGGTGCGAATGCACTGCCACGTTATCCCCCTTTCAGCCCTCCATTGCGAGGGCTTCTTTTTGCCTGGAGAAAACCATGAGCGACATTATTCAGCTGGTACCGAACAAATGGGTTTCTGAGGAGCTGCTGATCGCACTTACCGGCCTGACAAAGAACGCGATTAAGTCAGCCCGCACCCTGTCATGGATGGAGGGGCGCGAGTACAAGCACTACTCCGGCGACTGCCAGCCGAAGGATAACTCCCCTATCCTCTATAACCGTCACGAGGTGGATAACTGGGTAGAGCGTCAGCGCCCGGCGATCCCCCGCCAGAAATCTGCTTAAATAGCCATACCTTTAACAGAGAGGAAAAGGCATGTCTAAATATCCAACCGGGGTTGAGAACCACGGCGGCACATTGCGCCTGTGGTTTATCTATAAAGGGGTCAGGGTCAGGGAAGGCCTTGGCGTTCCGGATACACCAAAAAACAGGAAGGTTGCTGGCGAGCTTCGCACATCAATATGCTATGCGATCAAGACCGGCACCTTCATCTATTCGTCTCAGTTTCCTAACTCAAAAAATCTGCAGCGTTTTGGAGAGGCAAGGCGGGAGGTGACGATAGGAGAGCTGGCCGGAAGGTGGCTCGTTTTGAAGGAAATGGAGGTGGCTGAATCATCGCTAAATACTTATGCTCGCGTGATTGCTAATGTCATGGCTATCATTGGCCCAGGCGCCCTTCTTTCTTCAATATCAAAAGAGAGCATACTGGAAGTTAGAAAGGAATTGCTGACCGGTTATCAGGTCATGAAGAAGGGACATAAAACGGCAAAGAGGGGTCGATCCTCAGTCACTGTGAACAACTACATGACCGTGTTGTTCGGCATCTTCCAGTTTGCGGTTGAAAATGGGTATATCTCAAGGTCACCAATGACGGGTGTCACACCTCTTCGAGAGTCCCGCCCTGATCCTGACCCTATCACCAGAGAAGAATTCCCACGCCTTATAGACGCCTGCCACCATCAGCAGAGTAAAAATCTTTGGGCTATCGCCGTTTACACCGGATTGCGGCCGGGTGAACTGTGCGGGCTTGCCTGGGAGGATGTGGACTTAAAGGCGGGGACTATCACCGTCAGAAGAAGCCTGACGCAGAAAGGGATATTCACGCTGCCGAAAACCAATGCTGGCACTAACCGGGTTGTGCACCTGATCGAGCCTGCACTCGAGGCGTTCAAAAGCCAGTATGAAATGACCCGCCTCTCACAGGAGCATAACGTAGCCGTTAAGCTGAGGGAGTACGGAAAGAAAGAGTTCAGTAAGTGCACGTTCGTCTTCCTGCCGTCGCTGACAGCCAGGGCCGGGAATTACGGCAAGCACTTCTCCATCAATTCCATAGGGAACTCGTGGGATGCAGCGATGAAAAGAGCCGGGCTTCGCCACCGGAAATCTTATCAGTCGAGACACACCTATGCATGCTGGTCACTTTCGGCAGGAGCAAACCCGAACTTCATTGCTAACCAGATGGGCCATGCCGATGCTCAAATGGTTTTTCAGGTTTACGGAAAGTGGATGGAGGAAAACAACCTGGACCAGATAGCATTGTTGAGCTCAAAATTAAGCGACTTTGCCCCAACGATGCCCCACAGCAACAGGCCTGCTGCATAATATCTTTATATATCCTCGACATACCACTCGTAGCGCTGAAAATCCATAAACTCTAACGCGGTACCCAGCCATCCGGAGACGGCGGCTCTTATCAGGTCAGATGTGGATCTTTCATGTTGTACTTGAGTCAT